GATAAGACGGTATATGTTTTAGGCTATGGCGATAAAAAGAAGTGGCAGAAAGCCTTAGGAGGACAGTACGGATGCCTTTACATCGATGAGATAAATACGGCGGATATTGATTTTGTCCGTGAGGCGGCAATGCGTTGCGATTACATGATGGGAACTTTGAATCCCGACGATCCTTCGCTTCCTGTCTATTCCGAGTATGTGGACCATTCAAGGCCTCTTCCTGAGTGGGAAAACGAAACACCGAAAGAAATAAGAGATTGCTTAGTGAAAGAGCCAAAGCCCGGCTGGGTGCACTGGTTCTTTTCTTTTACCCATAATTTGGGCTTGTCTAAAGAAAAGCTTGAGCAGATTCTTAGAAACACGCCCAGAGGTACGAAGATATGGAAAAATAAGATTGAGGGCTTGCGTGGTCGCTCTACAGGCCTTGTATTTTCTAACTTCGATGAAAAGACTCATGTACTAAGCAGACAGGAGATTGCGAAGATTCCGCATAGCATTAATCCTTTTGTGAAGTTCACCGCAGGGCTTGACACCTCCTACTCCTCTCATTCCGAAGACACTATAGCAATGATGTTCTTAGGCATTACCAAGGACAAGCGCTGCATAGTGCTAAGAGAATGTGTGTACAACAATAGGGATAGGCAGGAGCCTTTAGCACCATCGGACACAGCTGTAAAGTTCATAGCCTTCTTGGAATCCTGTAGAAAGGACTACGGCTTTGCGAGAGACGTGTTCATTGATTCAGCAGATCAGGCGACCATTACGGAGCTTAAGAAGCTTAAGCGGAACCACGGAAGCCTTTACACCTTTGTAAACAGCTACAAGAAAGTAAGTATCATTGACAGAATTAACTTCCAGCTAGGCTGGCTTGCGGAAGGGAAGTATTTGGTATCCGAGGATTGCACGGAGCATATCAGAGAGTTGAACAGCTATTCCTGGGAAGAAGATAAAGACATTCCTGAGGACGGACACGATCACACGATAAACGCTGCGCAATATGCTTGGATACCGTTTAGAAAGCTGATTGGAGAGATAAACAGTGGGATGGATAAAGAGTATGACAGATAAGTTTAAAAAAGGATTACAGAACTGGCTACAGATTCAGCCTGTAAGCCCCTATCATGTTTCGATTCAAAGCTTCATGGATTTTGAGACTGCTGCCATTCGAAACAAAATATGGTACAGAGCAGACGGAAACGAACTGGAACAGCTGTATCAGCAGTGCAGAATGCTAAACGACGCACAGAAGTTCTGGGGCGCAAAGCCTACAGCGGGCATGGAAATACGGAAAATCCATACAGGGCTTCCCGGACTAATCGTGAAAATGCTTAGCGCCATTGTTCTTCCGGACATGAATGCTTTCGAGTTTGACAGCGACATTCAGAAGAATCTTTGGGAGGATATCGAAGAAGAGAACCACTTTGAAGCTTTGATGGACTCCTGCCTAAAGGACACACTTGTTGTCGGTGATGGTGCTTTCCGTATTGTGTTGGATCCGGCAGAAAGCGCACATCCGATTATCGAATGGGTACCGGGAGAGCGCGTAGAGTTCGTTTATCGCTATGGCAGATTGAAAGAAGTTATCTTCAAGATTCCATGGGATAAAGGCGATGTGCTTCATGCGCACTACGGAAGAGGCTATATCCGGCATAAGCTGTACAGGAATGAGCAGGAATATCCTTTGCCTGATGATGTGCAAGACTGGACCTTTGACGAAAGCCTGATGATGGCCGTGCCCTTTAAGATTTACGAGAACGCGAAGTATGAAGGGAGAGGCTCTTCCATCTATGACGGAAAGCTGGATTCCTTCGATGCCTTAGACGAAGCATGGAGTCAGTGGATGGACGCTTTGAGAGCAGGGCGGTCTAAGACCTATGTTCCTGAAAGTTTTATCCCAAGAGATCCAAACAGCGGAATGCTTTTAAAACCTAACGCCTTTGACAATCGTTTTATTGCCGGAGCGGACGATATCTCCGAGGGTGCTAAGAATGCAATCACTGTAACGCAGCCTAATATCCCCCATGATAGCTATATGGCTTCTTACATCACCGCCTTAGACCTTTGCTTGCAAGGAATCATTAGCCCCTCCACTTTGGGGATTGATACGAAGAAGCTGGACAATGCTCTCGCGCAAAGGGAAAAAGAGAAGACCACACTATACACCAGAGCAAGCATTGTAAAGGCTATTCAAGAGCAACTACCGCGACTTATCCAGCAGTGTATCAATGCGGAGAAAGTACTTCGAGGAGAAAGCATTGAAGAAGTCAAGGTCAATATCCCCTTCGGCGAATACGCTTCCCCCTCATTTGAGAGTCAAGTAGAAACTCTGGCCAAGGCAAGACCGGGGGTTGCCATGATGAGTATTGAAGCACAGATTGAAGAACTCTATGGCGATACCAAGGATGATGATTGGAAGAAGGAAGAAGTCGCAAGGCTAAAAGAGGAGCAAGGCATTTCCAGCGTAGAGGAGCCGGACTTTTCAGTAGAGGAGGGAATAGATGGTAGTCCAAATATTAAACCACAGCTACAAAATGAGCCCGGAGGACTACAGGCAGATGCTTAAGCTGGCGTCTGAGCAAGTGCCCTTCGGTGTGTATGCTTTGGAAAAAGACGGCATGGCAGAGCTTAGAAAGGACGATTGCAAGAGTAAGGCTAAACTGAAAGAACTAATCAGGGCTTACCGCTTGCAAGGCTTTAAGGTGTATCAGAATGGCGTATGACATCGGAGAAGCCCTTGATAGAATCGAGGAGGAACTCATTGCTTCCATGATTCGAAACATGGGGCGACATCGCATTGAGGAAATCAAGGAAGAGAAAGAATGGACCATGTGGCAGGCCGAACAGCTTAAAAGCCTTAGAGCCTATCGACAGGACAATAAGGAGAAGTATTCCGGAAGATTCTTAGCTATCAATGAAAAGATAGAAGAAGCTATCCGGAAATCTTATGCTGCAGGTGGAATGCACGAGGAAAGAAAGATACTTCGTGCGGCCAAGAAAGGCGCAAAGCTTAGGCAGTCCATGAACCCACTAACCGGAAGATTCTTCCAGCTTAACAAGGAAAAGCTGGAAGCGTTAATCAAGGCTACTAAAGCCGACATGACAAAAGCAGAAACCGCAATACTCCGTATGGCCGACGATCAGTATCGTAAGGCCATTTTTAATGCTCAGGTTTATGCAAACAGCGGCGCGGGTACTTACGAGCAAGCTGTAGACATGGCGACTAAGAGTATGCTTGGTAGCGGCCTTAATTGCGTAGAGTATAAGAACGGTGCCAGGCATACGCTTCCAAACTACGCAAGAATGGCGGTGAGGACTGCAAATAAGAGAGCCTATCTTAGCGGAGAAGGAGAGAAGAGAAGGAAGTGGGGCATTACTACGGTAATACTGGCAAAGAGAGGCAATCCTTGCCCGAAGTGTGCGCCCTTCGTTGGAAAAGTCTTTATAGACGATGTTTGGTCGGGAGGAGGTAAAAATGATGGTAATTATCCGCTTCTATCCAGTGCGATAGGGGCGGGTCTTTACCATCCGTGACGAACTGTAAAGACAGTCATACTACTTACTTCCCGGAACTCCATGCCGGAGAGGAGAAGTGGACTAAAGAAGAGCTCGAGGAGATAGCGGATGACTATAACCGAGAGCAAAAGGAAAAGCGGATTGAACATCAAGTAACGAAGTTTGAAAGGCTATCCAAGTTCTCGCTGGATCCGGAGAATAAAAAGCAGTATGCAAGGAAGGCGAAGCAGTGGAAAGCCATGTCGAGCGTTATGGACGGCGAAAAGGAACTCGCGCACATCAAAGACGACGGCATTCGCGATATGGGGCACGTCAATCTTGAACTGGTGAACACGAAGAAGTATCACGATAAATTTGAAGGGCTGGGAAAGAATAAAGTGGTGAGTGAATCAATATACAAAGAAGCTATGGAAATCTTGGAATCAAGAAACAATACATTCTACGAGGAGATAGTGGCGATAGACGCCAGAACAGGAAAACGGCTTGTTAAAAACACATCCGCTGTTAATAATAAGTATCATAGCTGTGGATTCTCTCCCAAGGAGAACGAATTTTTGAACGGCAGAAAGACTCTCTTCGAGGTTCTTCATAATCATCCAAACAGTTCGTATCCGTCCAGAGCAGATATAAAATATCTCTTTGACAGGGAATGGCAGAGTGGTTCTACTATCGTCTGCCATGACGGCACAGTATACAGGATGGAAAAGCTAAAGCCCGTGGATAATATTGACGAATATATTCAGAACATGTACAATAAAATTAAAAGAGATATGATAGGATAT